GGACCCTTTCTTTTTCGTTGACGTAGACGAGGCGTACGCCGAGGGGGCGTGGTCTTCCCTGGCCGTTCAGATCGTGGCGCAATTCCCAGGGTGTTACGTCGAGGTGTCCCAGAGCGGGCGGGGCCTCCATATCTTCGGTCGTGGCGTCGTGCCGGAGGGCGCCCGGTGTGAGAACTCAGTCGCGAAACTCGGGTTCTACGCGCACGGACGTTTCGCCGCGCTGACGTTTTTAAACGCGCGGGGGTCCAGCGACACGGACGGTCAGGCGGGCGTCGATTGGCTCGTCGCTAATTATTTCCAGCCCCGGCCAGAACTTACGCCGGCGGAGTGGACGACCGAGCCCTGCGCCGGATGGGCGGGGCCAGAGGACGACGACGAATTGATTAAACGCGCCAAACGCTCCAAGTCCGCGGCGGCGGCGTTCGGCGCGAAGGCGTCGTTTAAAGACCTCTTCACGGGGGACACTGAAAAACTACGGGGGTTTTTTCCTGGAGACAACGAAACCGGGATAAATCAGTCGGAGGCCGACGCGGCGCTCTGCGCCCATCTGGCGTTTTACACGGGTAGGGACTGCGAGCGGATGGAACGGATATTTAATATATCAGCGCTGGGCCAGAGGGACAAGTGGGCCGAGCGCGACGACTACCGACAGCGGACTATTCTCGGCGCTGTGGCTGTCTGTAAATCGGTCTATAACCGTCCGCCCCCTCCGGACCCGGTGGGCGCCGCGCCCGCGGGGGTAGCGAGGACGGGCGATCAATTTATGGACTTAGAATCTCAGCTAAAACATTTTAAAGGGTGCGCGTATGTCATATCTAGGCATAGAATTTCTACACCGAATGCAGGTTTGCTTAAACCGGACCAGTTTCGAGCGGCGTTTGGCGGTTACAAGTTTGCGACCGACTTTGAGGGGAAACCAACTAAATCAGCGTATGAAGCGTTTACTGAGTCGCGGATTTATGACTTCCCTAAAGTTTACGGGGTGCAATTTCGACCGGCGAGCGAACCGGGCGCGGTCATCACAGAAGAGGGGCTCAGCTACGTCAACACGTACACATCCGTGAATATTGAAAGAACGCCGGGGGACGCCGGGCGTTTTTTAGGACTTCTAAATAAAATGCTCCCTCACGAATCCGACCGCGCGATCTTGCTGTCGTATATGGCGGCGTGTGTCCAACATCCGGGCGTGAAATTCCAGTGGGCGCCGATGGTTCAGGGCGTGGAAGGGAACGGAAAGACGTTGATAGGGACGGCGCTCTCAAAGGCCGTCGGGGAGCGTTACACGCACGTCCCCAATGCCTCCGACCTCGCGGGGAATGGCTCTAAATTTACTGGGTGGCTAGAGGGAAAAATGCTCATTGTGATTGAGGACGTCCACGAAAACGCGGGCTCTGACATGCAAGAGAAACTAAAGCCGCTGATAACTAACAGGCGTATAGAGATCCAGGGGAAAGGCGCCGACCAGTTTACGGGGGATAACTGCGCCAATTCGATATTTTTCTCAAATCATAAAACGGCGGTCCTAAAATCTCGAAATGACAGGCGATACTGTGTGTTTTTCTGCGCCCAGCAGGCTAAAACCGATCTCGCCGCCGCGGGTATGGGCGGAGCCTACTTTCCAGAGCTATACGATTGGGCGAGGGGAGGGGGGTTCTCGATAATAACCGATTATCTCCTCAGCTATCCTATACCGGACAAACTGAACCCGTCGGGGCTCTGTCATAGGGCGCCGGACACAACGTCCACACGGGAGGCCCTGGGCGTGTCAATCGGGGGCGTTGAACAAGAAATTAAAGAGGCTATCGCTGAGGGGCGCCCCGGCTTCCGCGGGGGATGGGTGTCGTCGGTGGCGCTGGATAGATTACTCGTCGAGAAGCGCCGGCGCGTGGCGCTTAATAAAAGGCGTGAGCTGTTGGAGGGCCTGGGGTATTTGACTAAAGAAAGGTTAAATAGCCCCAGCGCGTTGGATGATAATAAAAAACCGATGCTGTACGCGGTGGCGTCGTTATTAGCAATCCCGGCGGGCAAAGAGACCGCGGCGGCCTACTTAAATTCTCAAAAATAAGGTATTATATTATGAGTGAAGTCGAAAAAATTATAGCTAGGCTAGAGCGTATGGTGGGCGAGTCCGAGGACCACGCGGCGGAACTATCGAGAGCGCTTACTTCCCGAATGAGACTGAGGGGCGCGAGGGCGGACGCGGCGATCCTTGGGGCGGGGGATGTCATAATGCGCGTTTTTGGGGTAAAAACCGGGGTGGACACGTCAGTGGACCCCCGATTCAGCCGCCTCCGTGCGCGGCCCCCAGTCACGGGGGGCAGGGGGGTCATGTATGTGAACCTGGCAACCGGGAGGGTAGAGCTACGCGAGGACGTCCGCCACCCTGTTTATTACCCCCCGACGGCGCAGGGGGCGATAACGGACGGGGAGGGGATGCGCCTAAAACTGGCCCTCCGGGACCTGATACTGGACGCGCTAAGCGACGCGGAGACAAGGGGCGCCCCCGGCCTCAGCGCCCGCGCGCATCAATTAACTGACAGACTCTACGCCGCTTTCAAAAAACTCCTCTAAATCCTCACGCATACGGCGCGCGGCGCTCATTTTATCCGGATCAAAGCGCGCCTCTTCGATCATTAGGCCGGCGACCTCCACGGGGCGTCCGCGGCCTTTCTGCAAAGCCACAAACACCCCTTGCCGCGTCATTCCCGTTCGTTTCGCTATCTCACTACACGGAATACCCAAGGCTTTTAATATATTTCTCATATCTATTTATTATTCCTTCGGTTAAACATACTTGTTCCGCCGCCGAATATCCCACGGCTTGATGGGTAGCCAGTTTGTTTACCCTGCCAAATCCTGGTTTTTTGGCCCTGTTTGTTAAGGGCCTTGTAGGCCTTCTCCGCGGTTTTAAAGCCCAAAGCCCAAAGCTTAAAGGGCGTGAAAAACGTCCACTCTGCGGCCTCCCGCTTAAATTTCTGTTCCTTTTTAATGCGCGCTTTATCCTCCGCGGTGGGACTCCATCGTGAATTAACCGTGCTGTGGCTGATGCGGCCGCCGCCTCGGTTTGACCCTGAGACCCGGTGCCCGCCCCCGGAAACGCCGCGCCCGAAGCCCCGGTCTCCCTCTTTATTCGCGTGAAGGGGCGGGGTGAGGAGTACGACGACCGCAGCTACCAACATTAATTTTTTAATCATTCTATTTCTCCGTTTTAGCCGCGCGGGGCGGCTGTTTTAGGTTTGAAATTAGACATAACCCCATTTTTCGCCATCAAATTCAGCAGTTAAATGAGCCCAAGAAATCAGCTCCCCTTTTTCCGCGTCTTCGGTCGGGAGGGCAACCCGGATCTCATTTTCTCTGCCGCCCTCATTCCAGAGTTGCAGAGCTTCATTTTCAGCTAATTCTGAGTAGGGAGAAACTGAGTTCCCATCGTGCGTTTCGTAAAAAAAAGAGCTTTCGGTCACTCGCTCAATAGCAAACAAAAACTCCTCCGATGTGTTCAAGCTCGCAGACAATTTTTCGTAATTTTGTTTAATAAACATTTTGTTCTCCATTTAGGTTTTACTTAATTGCGATTCGATAATTAATACTAACAAACGATATTTAACACTGTCAACTATTATTTAACGTTGTTAACTATTTATTTAACGTTGTTAATCGCTATGGCCACAACTTCGGGGGTTTTCCAGGCAATACCCACAACTCTAAAAAAAGTGATGTCGCGCGCAGATCGTTTATCGGCGCGGCTTTGCGGTAAGTCCCCCACTACTCCCACTACTTTATATATTATTAGTATATTATATGTATATAGGGAGGGGGTAGGTAGGTATATAGGGAGGGGGTAGTGCAAAAAGTAGTGGGGGTAGTGGGAGTAGTGGGTATTTGGGTGTAAAGTCTAGTATATTCAAGGACTTAAAAATACCCACTACCAAAAAAGTGGCGGGTAAAGTAGCGGGTAGTGGTGGGGATTTGTCTAAAACGGATTCTGTGTGGTATTCTGTCGCTTTACATCGTAACAAATAACCAGGGGGAACCATGATAAGCTTTAATCAAGATGCGCACGGGGGTAAGCTCCGCGTGAATTTTAATCAAAACATTTCGGGCGCCGACTCCTACAAGATGACCGTAGAGCCCAGAGAGGGCGCGCCGGCGCGTGTCGTGTCCGGTGTGGGGTTGGGGACGGTAGACGTGGACGTGGGGGACGAAACGTTCCTCGCGAATGAGTATCTGGAGCACACGACCTTAGCCGACGAGTTTAAGGAGTACCTAGGACTCTGGCGGGCGCGGGGGTCGGCCCTGTACGTCGCCGAGAATCGAGTAAACAACTATGAAATGTTTAGGGTTTCGCTATGAGCGTTTTGTCCGCGCGGCGTGAGTTGTTTTGTCAAGAGTACGTTAAGGACTGCAACGGCGCCCAGGCCGCCGTGCGCGCGGGGTACTCTGCCCTGGCGGGCAAAGAGCTCGCGTCCCGGCTGCTAACGAACATCAACGTGAGGCTTAGGGTACTGGAATTACAGATGGAAAAGGCGGTGGTACTGCGGATTACAGCCGAAAAGGTGGCCGCCGAATATGCCAAAATGGCGTTCCTTAACGCTTCGGAGTTCGTCGACCCTAGGACCGGCGAACTATTATGCGATTTATCTGATTTACCGGAAAACGTCTCCGCGGCTATCTCAGAGCTAAAACAGACGGACGGGGGTGTCTGGGTTAAGTTCTACGACAAAACGAAAGCCTTGGACGCCCTGGCGCGTAATTTGGGCATGAATAACGATAAGCTCAGGCTCCAAGGGTCGAATGGCGGACCAATAGATGCCAACTTTACCGTAGAATTTGTTGACTGACTTAAAAAAGAATGTCATAGTTAGGTTTTTAAAGTCAGTCAAATAAAACTATTGAGAGGTCAGAGCCATGATTACTTTTGGAGACGGAAAACACGCGATTAACATAATTAGAGAAGGGGGCGACGCCGCCCCCAAGAATATCCTGTATATCGAGGAGGGCGGCGCCCGTAGCTACGAGGAGGGCGCCGCTCAGGGGCGGCGCCCTCTGCCCCCCGTAGGCCTGGACGAGATAGAGGAGGGCGGGGGGACCCTGTGGAAATTTAAGAGCGCCGCGTCGGTGCGGGTGGTCATAGAGGCCTTGGCTGAGATTGCGGCGGACTTAGACGGAACGGGGGCGTAGCCGTGACACAGGAAGCGTACATTATGGCGGAGGATCGGGGCCGAGCGCATTTTAGGGACGCGAAATTTAAGGAGCGGACCGAAAAGCGGGGACTCGGGCTTAAATTTACCCAAGTGTGGCTTGAGCCAGAGACGGCGCGAAGGGTCGCCGCACAATCGAAACTAGAGGTCAAGGCCGCCAGGAAGCGGGGTGGGGTATTGTGTGGGTAGTACCGAAAAACCACCCGCTGTACTCTCCCTTTGCTCCGGGTATGGCGGGATCGAGCGGGGACTTTGCGGAGTGTTTGGGGGAGTCGCCACAGTCGCTTATGTGGAGATCGAAGCCTTCGCGGTCGCGAACCTGGTCGACAAGATGGAAGAGGGCCGCCTGGGTGCGGCGCCTATCTGGACGGATATTAAAACATTCGATGCGACGCCCTTTCGAGGGGTGGTTGATATTCTTACCGGTGGGTACCCATGCCAGCCATTTAGCGCGGCGGGCAAGCGCGCAGGGGCGGACGACCCCCGCCACCTTTGGCCGTATATTGTTAGAATCATCCAAGACTGCGAACCCCGCGCGGTTTTTCTTGAGAATGTCGAGGGACATCTTAGCCTCGGTGTCGGCGAAGTCCTCGCTGATCTGGAAAGCCTGGGTTACGGAGTTGAGGCGGGAATATTCAGCGCGGCTGAGGTCGGCGCGCCTCACCAAAGGAAAAGAGTGTTTATCTTGGGGGACTCCCAGAGTAACGACGAACGGCGGCAGCCCATCGCCGCAATGCACAGGAAGGGGGAGCCGGTTAGAAGATCAAGCGGCGGATTATGGCCTGCACGCCCCGGCGAACAGCAACTCGAATGGGAAGAACCTAGAACCGATTAACTGGCCGACGGCTTCCGTGTGTGGCAACTACAACAGGAAGGGGCTGAGCGCGGCCAGCGGTGACGGCCTCGCGACCGCCGTGAAGGGCTGGGCGACGCCCCAGAGCAGGGACTACCGCTCAGGACACCCCGACCGATGGGAGGACGCAAAGAGGAGCCGCAACTTAAACGACCAAATTAGAGTCGTCAACGCTAAGCTCAACCCCGATTGGGTGGAGCAACTTATGGGTCTCCCGGTCGGTTGGACACAGCTAAAAGGCGCGAAGCAGGGAGACAATAGAATCGACAGGCTCCGCTTGCTTGGTAACGGCGTGGTGCCCCAAGTAGCTGAAAAAGCGTTTATAACACTCGCTAAGAAATTAAATGAAAATTAAAGTCCCCCGCTCGATGCAATTTCTCTTTAGGCCCAAACAGTTTAAAATCGCGTTTGGGGGGCGCGTCGGAGCCAAAACGTTCAATTTCTCACGGGCGGCGGTGTATAAGGGGGCGGAGCGCCCCCTCCGTATCCTCTGCGCGCGGGAGTTCATGAACTCAATCGAGGAGTCCGTCCATTCCTCGCTGTCTCGCGAGATCGCGGAGCTGGGCATGGGCCACCTGTACAACGTTGGGGCCAAAAAGATCGACGGCCACAATGGGACGGCGGTTCGCTACATTGGGCTCGCTCGGAACCTCCCCTCGGTTAAGTCTTACGATAACTTTGATATCGTGTGGGTGGAGGAGGCGGAGTATATAACCCAAAAGAGCCTTGACGTCCTTATCCCCACAATGAGAAAGAAGGGCGCGGAGCTCTGGTTCTCTTTTAACCCTGAGAGCGAGTTCTCGGCCATCTGGACAATGATAAAACCCTACCTGGACGAGGTGCGCGCCAGGGGTTTTTATGAAGACGACCTGTTTTTCATCCGCCGGACGAACATCGAGGACAACCCCTTCGCGCCCCAGGACAAAGTAGACGAAGCGGCGCGAATGAAGATCGCCGATTATAAAAAATGGCTGTGGATTTATGGCGGCGAGCCATTCAGCGACTACAGCGAGTCAATCATTCAGCCGGAATGGTTCGAGGCGGCTATTAACTCACACGAAAGGCTGGGCTTCAAACCCGCGGGCGTTAGGTCGCTGGGCTTTGACCTGGCGGACACGGGCGACAGTAAAGCGCTCATAGCTAGCCACGGCCCCGCCGTGATTAACGGGATGCAGTGGGGGCACGGGGAGCTACCCGACGCCATTGACCTCGCGTTTGAGAAAGCGCGGGATTGGGGCGCGGAAGATTTAGTCTACGACGACGACGGGCTAGGCAGGTCTATGAAAGTCTATCTGGCTAAGACCGTGCGGCCCGCGTGGCTCCGTGTGACGCCATACAACGGCGGTGCGGGCGTGGAGGACCCTGACGAGATTTACAACATCGACGACCCGCCGGAGTATCAAAAGAAGAACCGCGACACCTTTAAAAACAGGCGCGCGCAGAAGAGCTGGGCGCTGAAAGATCGTTTCGAGTCCACATACAACGCCGTCGAGAAAGGCGTGTATACGGACCCCGACCGACTTATCAGTCTACCGCCGGACTTGCCGGACCTCGACGTCCTCAAGGCCGAAACGATATCAATTCGGCGGGTGCGCGGAAATAATAACACAATTCAAATCGAGAGTAAAAAGGACATGCTCAAGAGGGGTGTGAAGTCCCCGAATTACTGGGACGCGCTAACGATGTGTTTCGCGAACCCGGCGCCCGAACCGGCGCCCCTTAATTTAATCTTTGAATCGGAGTTTTAAAAATGTATGAAGTATGGATAGAAGAGTCCGCGAGCATCGCGCCCGATGCGTTCGACGCCCTCACGCCCCCACCCCCGCGTTTACGTTGTCGAAAGTGTGGGGCCCCCGTTTTAATACGAGAGCCGTCCCTTACGCCCATAGGGGGGCGGGGGTGCCTCCGTTGCGGGGGCCGCGCAGGTTATGAAGTTACCACCCACAAACCTTTGAATCGGAGTTTTAAAAGTGGCAAATGAATTAGAAGCGCTGCACAAAACAGCTATGGAGGACTTTGAGGCCTCTGAGTCAATGGACCGGGAGCAACGCGCGGCGGCGGTTAAGGACATGCGTTTTGTTAACGAGGAGGGGGGACAATGGGACGACGACCTTGTCGAGAAGCGGCGGAACCGCCCCCGCTACACCGTCGACCGAATATCCCCCGCGATAGATCAAGGCGTCGGAGCCCAGCGCCAGGTACGGACGTCGCTTAAAGCCGTGCCCCTGGCGGACGGTAACGAAAAGACCGCGGACATCTACACGGGGCTAATGCGAAACATAGAGCAAGATTCGCACTCTCAGAACGCATATGACGCGGCTTACGACGAAGCGCTGACGTGTGGTTATGGGGGGTGGCGGATACTGACCGAGTTTGAGAGTGACGACGCTTTCGAGCAAGTCATCCGTATTAAACCAATATTATCGGCGGTTACGTCGTTGTACTGCGACCCCTCCGCGCGGGAGTACGACAAGAGCGACGGGCGCTTTAAGTTCTTAATCTCAAGAATGTCGACGAAAGCTTTTAAAGAACGGTACCCCAACGCCGCGGTGACGGATTTTACCGGGGAGGAATACGTGCGAGAGGGGCGTTGTGATTGGTTCAGCGGCGGCAGCGTGAGGCTCGCCGAATATTGGTACAAAAAGCCCGCCCAGCGCACACTGGGGCTATTGAGCGACGGGCGCACGATTGACGTGGACGAAGAGGCCGACGTTTTGGACGAGCTCGCCCAGCAAGGGATTACCGTCGTTCGGACACGGACCGTCGACTCTCACGACGTCGAAATGGTCGTCATGAACGGCGCGGAGATATTGGGCCCCCCGAAGCCCTGGGCTGGGAAATTTATCCCGATTATCCCGGTCTACGGTCGGCTCGCTTGGCTCGAAGATAAACAGTATGTCCGCGGGATCGTTCGGAAAGCGCGCGATCCGCAACAGATATACAATTACGCGACGAGCGCCGCCGTGGAGGCCACAGCCGCAACCCCGAAAGACCCTGTGTGGCTTACGCCCAAACAGGCGCAGGGGCATGAAAAACAGCTACGCCAGGCCCCGACGAGCAACTCGCCCTATATGCTCTATAATCCGGACACCAACGCGTCGGGCCCGCCCCAACGCGGCGGGGCGCCCCAGCTTCAAACCTCGCTGTTACAACAGATCGAACAGTCCAAAACGGACATCCACGCCACGACGGGCGTGGAGCCCGCGAGCCTGGGAAACATCCCCGTTGTAAAGTCTGGGGTGGCGATCAACGCGGAGACTAGGCAGGGCGATAGAGGGCTCTTTGTGTTCTCTGATAACCTCGAGAAGTCTAAACAGTTTACAGGCCGGATACTTGTAGACCTGATACCCCGGATATATGACACTAAACGAGTCGTAAAAGTATTGGGCCCCGACGAGGTGTTCACGGACGTGACAATTAACGACGCCGAGGTAAACGGGATCAATCAGCCGGTCATGGACGCGCAGACGGGGAAACAAGTCATAGTGAACGATCTTTCGCAGGGGAATTATAGCGTTCTGGCTAAGACGGGGCCGTTGTTCGCTACTCAGCGGGAGGAGACCGTCGCGCAACTCGTAACGCTGACCGCCGAGTCGCCGGTTATTCAAGAGCTTGCGCTCGATATTGTGATCGACAACATGGACCTCAACCAGGGCGACGAGCTCAAGCGGAGGGTCCGAAAACGCATGATAACTCAGGGGATCGTGGAGCCCACGGAAGAGGAAAAAGAAGAGCTGGGACTCAATCAGCCGACCCCACCGGACCCAATGCAAGAGGCGTCTATTAAAAACATCGAGGCTAACACGGAGCAACAGCTAGTTAACACCGAGAAATTAATCTCCGAAACTCGTAACGAGGACGCCGATACCCAGAGCAAACTTTTCGCCACGCAAAAGACGGCGGCGGACGCCTACTCCAAAATAGTCGACGCCCTCGCGGCCAAGGTGCAAGCGGGCGGGGTTGTGACTGAGGAGGACCTTGAAATGCTACGGGGCCAACAGGCGCTAGTCGAGGAGGCCCAGGTCAATGTTTTGGAGCGTAACGAACTCGCCGAAACGCCCCCGATCGGGGCGCGACTTGACAGCCCGCCTATATAGTTCCTATGATGATTTTATAACTTTGAAAGCTCACGGGGGGCATTACCCCGGTTTAAATCCACTTTAACAGGTGCCAAAATGTCAGACGAAGAAATCCAGCACGATCCACTAGTCGAAACCCCTGCGGAAGCCCCGCCGGCGGTGGGAGCCTCGACAACTCCAACGGAAGCGCCCGAAGCCCCAGCGGCCACGGACGCGTCAGAGACCC